TTCGACTTGACAAACAAAGTGGGAGAATATTCCTCCCGAAACATAACCTTTTGACCACCTTCATATCCACGGACGAGAACATCGTTGCCAATCAGTTGGACGTTGGTGTAAAAGCGCATTATTTCAGAAGACCTTCGTATTTGTCTTTCAGTTTACCAGTTGGATCAGCGATAGTCAAGATCTTATCAGAGTGAATCATGAAGGTATTCTGATTGGTAAGATCAACCAACCAAGGAATCAAATTCCCATCTGCAGTTATGATGAAGGGTTCAGTCAATTTGCAATCTGGTTGACCCAGATCAGCAGAGACCTCTTCAATCTGCGTCAGTAAATTCAGGTTGCTCAGCACCAGGACCTTCAGGTTTTCCATATTTCTTAAGTGAGTTTTGGTAAAGTGTAAGAACTTGATCAATTGGGTCAACGATACTTACAACCCAATCAGTTGGAACAGGAATAGTGTCATCTTTACTAAGAGGAACCCAAGGTGAGATTTTGATCGAACTTTCGTTTTCCTCCGTTGCAAACAGTCGAACTCTGCAAGGTTGCTTCAAGAAATAACCAACGACTGCTTTTGCCTCACCAACACACATCTCTGCGACATCAGCAACGACATCTTCACCAGATTTCAAAAGGACTAATTTGACCGTCATTTTCTAATTCGTTCTCCTATATATAATAGCATAAAAAAGGGGGGAAGGCAACTGGATTTTGCCAGTTGCTCCCCGCGCCGACGATATTCAGTTTTATTTATTGGTCATCCTTACCAAACCACAAGAAACGTTTGTGATTCTCTGGAATGATGCGAACCAAGGACACTGAAAGAACCCCGTGTTCAAACTTCACTTCTTTGACTTCCACATCCTCAGAGAGTGTCCAAGTGCGAGTGAAGGAACGAGCAGCAAGACCGCGATGAACATATTCGCGTTTGTCTGCGTCTGCCTTTGCTGCTTCAACAACGAGTTGACTTTGTTCAGTGTAGACCTTGACTTCATCCTCTTTAAATCCTGCGAGGGCAAGTTCCAGACTAAACGTATTCTCGTCCAGTTTGACGAGGTTGTAAGGTGGATAGTTCACATCCTGGTTAAGGGAACCGAGATGATTGAACATTCTATCCAGACCAATCGAGTAACGATCGATGTCCTTAAGGAAGGAATCGATATCACCTGAACGGTATCGTGCGAGTTGACCCATAGATCCCATGGTGTTTCTCCTTTTTAAGCGAGTGTGTATTGTGAACCCTTTCGGCGCTCACAATATAATTATAAGACTTCGCTTGAAAAAGGCAATGTGGAAACCCGTCAGGATTCTTCGGTTTTCCCCTTCTTGCCAATGTTGTACTTCTGCTCCAGAGTCCACTCGTTCTTATCACGATAAGGCAGGACTTTGATTTGGTTTAGAGGAGCAATATCCATGATGCTTTCTTCCTTAACCACAGAGATCAGACCCCAGTCCACCAACAGACGGGTGATTCTGTTACGACGCTGAACATCATTAACGGTCAGATTAGCATACTTTCCATCAAGAGCAAACAGTTCCTTGAAGTGAACGATGTAATACTTACCTTGTTTGTGAAGGATGTGGCAAGATTGGTACAGTTTCTTCTCTTTGCGTGAAGCAACACCAATTCTTGTCAGAGTCTCTCTTACCTTCAGGAAATCGTCAGGTTCATTTAATACCACCTCAATCATCTGGTCCTGTGACCAGTTTACTTGTGGCTCAACAGTTTGAGTCATTTTTTACCGCCAGTGTCAAGTCGTTGTTTAATAAATTCGATTTGCTCTTTTGATAAAAGTTTCAGTGCTTGAGATGCTTTCTCGTTACTATAACCATAATAACGTTTCACATAATCCAGATCTGAGATTTTATCTTTACGAAGCCAGGGAGAGAATCTCTTCCTTTTTCTCAAACTATTTAGATAAAATGAATATTGCATGTCTTTATCAAGAGATGCGTACTTATTCATTTCGTTGACAAGAAGAATGCAGTCCAGGTGACCAGACAAGCAGCGGTTAATAATGTATGGAGGATACTCCTTCTTCAAAGAAGAATCCTCTTCAAGCAAATTCTGCTTGGTGAAATTAATTGAATTCAACCAATCTTTGAGTTCCATCATCCACCATCAATTTGACATCCAATCATTGAACCAGCGACAATGCCAGTGGGGATTGCCCACCAACGACCATCACCACGAGACACAGCAGCACCAATGCCACCACCTGCAATTCCACCAAGAATGCTTCCTTCAATGCAGGAGTTATCGTCCACGTTCTCCGCTCGCTGTTGTGCTGGAGGAGAAGGTGCAGGTGTAGTGGCAGATTCAGAACGCTCACAAGGAACAGCAACACGTTCATTGTGCCGTCTCACATAACCAGGACTGTCTTTTGTCCCTGGGATATACTCTTCACGATAAACATCCTTATAACATTCCTGCTGTTGTGAGTAACCACGTTGAGTGTAGTTCTCTGCCAGAGCAGGAATTGGGACTAACAGCAGTAAAGCAAGTAGATGTTTCATGGGTCAAAGAATCAACTTTTTACTTGGTGTTTGAATGGGGGAGAACATCTCTTCAAACTGTTCAACCAGTTCATCGTTCACATCAGCAATGTAAACCACCCACTTCTTATTGATCTCCAGTTCTTTCTCTTCACGCTTCAGAAGAGGAGACCAGGGAGCAAATCCCAATTGTCCGTTACCAGCAGGAACAGCAACAATCGGGTTCATCAGAACAAGGGACTCTTCCTTATTCTCAAGAACATCAGCAACCACATCCTCACCAGAGGACATTCGAATAACTTTTACATTCATTTGAATTCACACTCCACCATAATTTCGGTAAGACAAGCAAGCATATTTATCTCTTGGTCAGCAACGAATGCACACTGATACTGATACTTGGCAATAATAAGAACAGCAGCAGCAATTCCTGGACCAGAGAGTTGTCCATAAATGCCATCGTAAATCTTACGAAGCAACAAAGATGGGTCGTTATCAAGATTATCAACAACCCACTTTCGAACCTCAGGGAAGTTCTTCTCCTTCAAGTTCTTGAAAAGATCACTGACCGAAACGTCAGAGAATGTAGCAAGAATGCCAGCATCGATCTTTCCACTGACAGAATAACGTTGGCACTCATTGAGGACACGACGCCAGTCGGGAAAATGTTTATTGATTAGTTCTGCAAGGACCTTTTTATCAAACGCAACACCTTCCTTATCCAGGATGTTTTGGAGACGCTCGAAGAAGGTTCCTGCGAGTGCTGCTTTCTCTTTTCCCTTGAGAGAGAAGTCGATGACAGCACACCTGGAATGGAGCGGTTGGATAATTTTATTCTTGTAGTTGCAGGTGAAGATGAACCTGCAATTACCAACAAACTCCTCAGTAAACGCCCTAAGGGCGAGTTGTACATCTGGGGTTGTGTTATCTGCCTCATCAATGATGATGACTTTGTGTTTAGCAGACGAAGAAAGTGAGAGGGTCGAAGCGAAGTTCTTCGCATTGTTTCTGACAGTATCAATGAAACGTCCTTCGTCGGATCCGTTGATGACATAAACATCTACTCCAAGTTCATTACAAAGTGCTTTAGCAACAGTTGTCTTACCACAACCAGGAGGTCCAGACAACAACAAGTTAGGAACTTCACCCTGCTTGAGGAAGTCCCTGAAGGTTTTCTTAGTCCTCTCGGGGAGGATACAATCATCAATTGTCTGGGGACGATACTTCTCCGTCCAGACAAACTCGTTCCGACTCATCAGGTTTCCTCAGTGAAAAAGATCCATCTTTATTATCAATCCATTCTAACACATCACCCTCCTTCCATCCCAAACTGTCCAGGAAGTTTTCAGGGAATGTAAGAATTCCATCATCATCAACTGTGAGAACTGTTTTCATAACCAATCAGGTTTTTTCAAATAAGAACTTGGGACAATTTCCAACCACTCATTCCCATCATAAATGTATAACTTGTGTGTGTATTTGTGGAGAAAAATATCTCCTTTATTGTATTTCATAACCAATCAGGTTTCCTTTCTGGTAGTCTAACATAATTGTCTTTGACCCAGGGTTTAGATGCGATGTACATTTTGTAAGCATCGAAAGTCGAAATGCTATCGTCCAACTTAAACATGTCAGGCATTGCTCTAGCAAAAGGTGTTGGTTCTTTACCGGATCTTCCTGCTGGGTCTGCCATCGGAAAGATTTGGTGAGCGTGTGCAAGAGCAGGCAAACAACTGTGAATCTTCTGATACCTGTTGGAATACTCTTCGCACAATGCCAAACCATGGCGAATTAACCAACGCCAGTTGAGAACAAACTCAGATGCCCAGATGGTGCAAGGGTGATTGCGGAAAGCACCTTTATCTGTTTTGTAAGGTGTGCCATCTGCTTTTGGGAGTTCACCAAATCCACGACCCCACTTTTCAGATGCCACGATGGAGAGCATCTGACAGCATTCCAAGGGCATCTTTACGATGTGCTTATCGGGAAGAACGCGAGCAGATATTACTGGGTCTGGGTCAGTGACAAAGATATTCACAAGAACTGCATAAGGTAATTAACACCCCAGTTTAACGTGCCATCTGGGAAAACGTCAAAGTTTTCAGCAAGAACTTTACTTGCTTTCATAATTCTTTCTTTGCCACAAACTTTTGCAGTTGCAGCAGATGCTCTCATAAATTCAGCAAAAGCAGCATCGTCTTTCTTGCCTTTCTGATACAGTTCACGAACCTCTTTCAAAATCTCCACAGTCTCTGGGGAAAAAGTCACATCCCCCTCTTTGAGAGGAATGGTCCACCTTTTGATACATCCCATGCTGAAGTTCATCACTTCGCGGGTTTTCTCAATCGGAAGTGCCCAGGGTTCATTTCCTCTGTAAGCGAACTGAATGACACCATTCGTGCACTCCATAACTCTCAGGAGTGCGATGCCATCCTTTTCTTCTTCAGATAAGGTTTCGAATAACGATTGCCAATCTTTCATATTGATCTTGGATTACCACAAATTTTTGCAGAAGGCATTTGTGCCTGTGCAATCTTTTTTGCTTCGTGCTGGTAATCTGCTTCCACAATCATCTTCAGATACTTAGTTCCAACACTTTCCAAACGATAAGTAACTTCCCATTTCCTCATGACAATGGCCTCACAAACTCATTAGAAACCATGTTCGTTGCTCCAAACATGGTGTTCATGTA